GATGAGGACTGGCTTTGACCTTTACGCCAAGCCAGCAAGCGTTCGTCTACAGCAATGAGACATTCCCGGCTTTCGTTGGCGGGTTCGGCTCTGGCAAGACTGCCGCTGGCATAGCGCGACTAATGCGGCTCAAGCGATACTGTCCCGGACAAGATGTTGCCTATTACCTGCCGACCTATCCGTTGATCGAGGACATTGCCTTCCAGCGATTCCCTGCGCTGTTTGAACGCCACGGGATCGGCTACAAGCTAAACCAGCAGAAGGCGGTGATGGAGACCGATCTAGGTCGCATCATCTTCCGCAACATGGAGCAGCCTGACCGCATTGTCGGTTACGAGGTCGCTCACAGCATGGTTGACGAACTGGACACGCTGCCGATTGATAAGGCTCGCTCTGTCTGGAACAAGATCATCGCACGTAACCGCCAGAAGGCTGTGACAGTAAACGGCAAGTCAGTCCGCAACACTGTTGGCGTTGTGACCACGCCCGAAGGCTTCCGCTTTGTCTATGAGCGATGGGTTAAGAACCATGCGCCGGGCTATGCGCTCTATAAGGCAAGGACTTCGGACAACGCTGCCAACCTGCCGATTGATTACATCGACAACCTCCGCAACACATACAGCAGCAGCCTGCTTGCAGCTTACCTAGAGGGTGAGTTCGTCAACCTAACGGCTGGCAGCGTGTATGCTGAGTTTGATAGGCACCTCAATGGAACGGATGCCACGATCAATCCGGGCGAGCCGCTGCACATTGGCATGGACTTCAACGTCAACAACATGAGCGCGGTGGTCTGTGTCATCCGTGATGGTGACCCGCTTGCGCTGGAGGAGATAACGCAGGTGCGCGACACTCCGGCCATCATTGAGGTTATCCGCTCGCGCTATCCCGGCCATAGCATCACGATCTATCCTGATGCCTCTGGAGGGGCCACTAAGAGCGTGAACGCGAGCCTGTCGGACCTGACCCTGCTTAGGGCTGCTAACTTCGCTGTGCTGGCTCCTAACCGGAATCCATCGGTCAAAGATCGCATCATGGCGATGAACCAATTAATCCATAACCAAGGCAAGCGTAGACTAAAGGTTCACTTTGACCGCTGCCCGACACTAATTGAAGGGCTGGAGCGCCAAGCATACGGCAAGAACGGTGAGCCTGATAAGACTGCTGGCCTAGACCATTTGAATGATGCCATCGGGTATTTCATAAACTATAAGTTTGGACTAAACCGCTCCACGGTGACATTGCATCGGCTTTCTGGTATCTAGGGCCTGACCGAGAAAAGGGCTGCCCATGTCTGTTTCAAATACTCATAAGCAATTCGACGAAGCCCGCTGGAAGTGGAAGCGTTGCCGGGACATTATCGCTGGCAAGGATGCGATGATTCAATCGGGCCGTTCACGCGAGCGTTATGTTGGTTCGCTGTATGATCCAGTATGGACCACCGACCTTTATCTGCCGCGCCTCCAGAACCAGACGGATGGCGAATATATCAGTTATGCGGATCGGGCTGCGTTCTTCAATGCTACCAGCCGCACACTTGATGCGATGACTGGCCTGATCTTTGCTAAAGACCCGACTGTTTACCTTCCTGCTGGCATTGAGCGGTTTGCTGATGATATTACGCTGACGGGAACGAACCTGCGCGAGTTTGCGGAGCAGGTGGTAGAGCAGCAGATTGCAGTGGGCCGTGTTGCCATTCTGGTAGATTATCCTGAAGGCATCCCGTCTGGCTTGAGCGTGGCTGAAGTGGAGCGGCTAAACATTCGCCCGTTCCTGCGCTCATACAAGGCTGAGAACATCATCAACTGGCGGACCACTAATATCGGTGGCCGCGAGGTGCTGACAATGGTGGTGCTGCTGGAGAACATTGAGCGCATCACCGAGGAGTTTGTTAGCGAGGAAGTGATTCAATATCGCGTCCTATCGCTGACACCTGAAGGCTACCGGGTGCGGGTGTTCAATGCTGAGGGCGATCTGGCGAGCGACATTATCCCGCGCCGCAGTGGTGGCCCGCTGTCATATATCCCGATCACAATTCTAGGTGCCAATAGCTGCGCTCCTGAAGTGCAGAAGCCGCCTTTGCTCGATCTGGTAGACTGCAACATTGCTCACTACCGCAACAGTGCGGACTATGAGCATGGCTTGCACTTCACTGGCTTGCCGACCCCATACGTTAGCGGTGTCCAACTTGCCGAGGGCCAGAGCCTATCGCTGGGTTCAACGCAGGCATGGGTGTTCCCTGACCCTGCCGCTAGTGCTGGCTTCATGGAGTTTAAGGGCGAGGGCCTGAATACTATCCGCGAGGCCATGAAGGACAAGGAGCATCGGATGGCGGTGCTTGGCGCACGTATGCTGGCGGACGATAAGAAAACCGCTGAGGCATTTGGCACGATTGAACTCAAGACGGCAGGTGAGCGTTCGGCTCTGGCAAGCGTTGCTCGCGCTGCCTCTGATGGCATTACCCGGTGCCTTAACTGGATGGCAGAATGGGTTAACGCCCCTGCTGAAGCCTCGTTCACGCTCAACACGGACTTCGGTGCCGCTCGTATGCAACCGCAAATGATTACGTCTCTGGTGGGCGGCTATCAGACAGGCGCAATTCCGTTGCAGGTTCTGTTCGACAACTTCCAGCGTGGCGAGATAGTTGCGCCCGATATGGACTTTGAGGAATACGAAGCGCAGCTTGCTGATGAGGGGCCAGACCTAAACATGACACCGACTGCGCCAGATACGGAATCAGATGACGCGACTAGCTTTGTGCAGGGGCTTAGGGATCGGCTCGGCCTCTAATGGCTATCCGGGACGAGATCATAACCACGCTGGTCGAAGGACTAGCTGGGCTTCAACGGCGGGTTAACGAGGTTGAAGCGCTGCGTCCTATTCCCGGACCACAAGGGGAGCAAGGTGAGCAAGGCCCACCACCTACTGACGAGCAGATCAGGCAAGCGGCTACCGACTGGCTTGCGAGCAACATCGTGCAGCCCGCTGATGGCAAGGATGGTGCAGACGGGCGGGATGGGCTAGACGGTAAAGACGGTGCTGATGGGCGAGCGCCTACAGATGAGGAGATAAGTCTTGCAGTCGAAACTTGGATGGAGATCAATCGCGTTGCATTGCGCGGACCTGCTGGAAAAGATGGTCTCGCTGGTGGCAGCGGTGATACTGGGCCTGCTGGTCCTGTCGGCCCTCGTGGTAACGTTGGCCCTGCTGGTCCCATTGGTCCCGCTGGCGTTGGTATCGCACTGGTTGAGCAACGCAGCCCTGAAGCGTTTTGGATAACGCTAACAGACGGCCAAGAGTTTGAGATTACCCTACCTGAACCGCTCAAGGGTGGTGGTGGCTTTGCCAGCATTTATGACATTGACGCTTATTTCAATTCGCTTGCGTTTGATCTTACGCCTCGCACCAAAACTGGTGTCGGGGTTATGCAATGGAATGTCGAGGACGGCACACTAGACCTTGGCTTGCTCGGCGGGAATGTCACGCTCCAGATCGGCCAAGAGACAGTGCATCGCGTGGTCAACAAGACTGGCGCGACCATCCTCAATGGGCAGGCCGTTTATGGCAAAGGCGCATCAGGACAGCGGTTGGAAGTTGCCTTGGCGATTGCTACCAGCGACATAACCAGCGCAGCGATTCTCGGTGTTGCGACTGAGGACATTCCTAATAACCAAAGCGGCTATGTGACCGCTGAGGGCTTGGTGCGCGGATTGAACACGCATAGTTGGGCAGATGGCGCTGCGCTTTATCTCTCGCCTGTAACGCCCGGCCTTTTGACAACGACCAAACCAGCCGCTCCAGATCACCTAGTCTTTATGGGCTTTGTGATTAAGGGCGGTAGCACTGGCGCTGGCACGATCTTCATGAAGCCACAGAACGGCTATGAATTAGATGAATTGCACAATGTCCTGATTACCTCAGTCGCCAATGGTGACCTTTTGCTTTATGATGGCGCTGTCGGTGTTTGGAAAAATACAGGCGTTCTTGATTTAGGTTCGTATTAACTGCCCGCTATATAGCAAAGAGAGGCAAGCCACATGGCACTGTTGAAGTTTAAGCGTTCTGGCACACCCGCCAAGGTTCCCACTATTGCGGATCTTGAACTAGGCGAACTTGCTCTCAATACGTATGACGGCAAGCTATACATGAAGAAGGACGATGGCACTCAGGCTGTTGTCGAGATCGGCGCAGGCGGTGGTGGTGGCGGCTCAGGAACAGTCACAAGCGTAGCTGCGTCTGTGCCTACCGGATTCTCAATTACTGGATCTCCAATCACCACAAGCGGCACGTTGGCAATTAGCTTTAGTGGCGGCTACTCTCTGCCCACTACCGCATCGCAGACCAACTGGGATACAGCTTACACTGACCGCCTCAAATGGGATGGTGGCGCTACTGGCCTGACCGCATCTACCGGGCGCACATCCCTTGGTGCGACTACTGTTGGCGCTAACGTGTTTACGCTCACCAATCCCAGCGCGATTACCTTTCCGCGATTCAATGCAGACAACACAGTGAGTGCGCTATCTGCTGCTGACTTCCGCACAGCCATTGGTGCTGATGGTGGCGGCTCTACTGGCCTGCAAGATACCTTTATGTTGATGGGAGCCTGACATGGCGACAGCTTACAAGACACTCGGTCAATCGGCTCCTGCT